TTACTTAACGATCTTATAGCTGTATACGCATCATACTTTAGAGCATTACCAAATTCATTAAATTTACCCGCTTCTGGACCCCAGAGTTTTTCTATAACCTGATTTGTATTTATCTGTTCCAGTGTTAAGTCACTTCCACGAATACTTTTGCCGTCTATCTCTATTTCAATACTATTTAATTTTTTAAAAACATTCTTCATAGTCGATGCAAAACTATTTGAATAAGCTCTTTGTCCAGGAACAGGAGGATATACAAGATTACCGCCTGAATCTTTTAAACCTTTTACACCTCGTGCATTAAGACTTTTAAGATAAGCTTGTTCATAGGTATCGCTAGGGCGTATATCAATACCTAGTTTCCAGTCATCTGGACCTGTGTGCGTTGGAACGCCTGTCGATGCAAATGGGGGAGGTCGCGTTTCGTCAGCCATTATTAATAACCAAATACTCTATCTGCTGGTTCAAACGTATCTTTCTTGATCGTGTTGAACAGGGTATGTTGCGGTAACCCTGTCGGTCTTGTCATGCACATATATCTCAGTGCATCGTAGGCATGATCCTCTGCCTTTGTGTCAACATCCTCACTGTTCGTCTTGGAGAGTGGGATTGTGGGTAGTGTGCGTACCAGATTTGTACAGGTTGCAAAGATCTTTAAGCGGGGTTCATCTGTACGCTCGTTAAGTGCAAGTCGTCGGTGAAGTTCTATCTTGCCAGGAAGTCTGTTTTTGTCTGCTGGTATCCAACGTACACCGTTACGTATCATTGTTTCTGCAATACTTGGCCCTGTGCCATGCTTTGACCAACAAGAACCATCCAGTACTGAAATCTGCATCAAGGGATCGTCTTCTTCCAATGCATTAACCATGTGCGCCAATGCTTCGCCAGTATAACCCTTGTTGTATAGTTCCCTGTATATCCATATTGTTCCGTCCCAATCTATTGCACCCCACAGTACGCAACTAGGACTGCTATAACCATAATCGGCTGCTCGTAAGCGAGGCCAATTATAAGGTACTTCAAATGGTTCAACGACATGTATGCGCCTGTCAAATTCAGAAAAGGCTGCTCCGTCTGCAACATCCCAATCACCTTCTAAGAGCCTACGGCGTTCTACTTCTGGCAGAGAGAGCAGCATTGCTTCGTATTCGCCGCTTTCCATCAGGAACGGATTGTCCGTTAGCCTTGCTGGAATGAATCGCCGCTGATACAGAGGCTTGTTGGCATGTAACGGATGATTGGGTCCGTAACATAATATCTTCCTGCTCTCGATGTCCGTAGCCCAGAAAGGTTCATTAGGCGGCGATGGGTCTACGAACATTCTTTTCAACCACCAACCTCCTATACCACCTGGGTTGGCAGAAGCCCTCATATATGTTTCAATATCAGGGTCCGTTGTACGTAGACGAGAGCGTAGGTAATTCCAAACGTATGGAGAAGGATATTGTCCAAGTTCATCAATCCCAATCCATGTAAAACTCTGTCCCTGATAGCGTGTTACGTCTGGATCTTTATCAACATAACTAAAGAGTGCTGTCGCACCGCTAGGAAAGGACCATGTACTCTTTGCTTCTCTGAAGATTGCTCCAGGAAACGCCTTGGGGTACAGCTTACGGGACTGATCTATCAATTCTGTCAGTTCCGCCAGTGTACGCCTTAACAACAACGCTCTGTGATTACCGTTAGAGGCGTATCGCAGTAAATCAACCAACATTGCGAAAGATTTACCGCCACCTGCTGCACCTCCGTAGAGAACTTCTTTCTCTGGAGCAGCCAGAAAGTCAACTTGTGGCCCTTTGTTGGGTGTAAAGATGACTTCCGTATTGTCTTCTATCGAGTCTCTTATCTCTTTGGGGAGTGAATCAATAAATTCTTGTGTTGCTGCACCGCCAGTACCTGCAAGATTTTGTCCCGTCTTGTGACGATGTTGCTTATTCTGTATTACCTTGAGCTTGTTCTCAATGATACGCTGGCGATCTTTGGTTGCCTTTAACTCCTTGCGTACCTCACGCTTCTTGCGTTCTGATCTGGAGAGGTGATAGTTTCCTTGCTCTCCTGGCTTTAGTTTGGGACGTGACACGCTACTTAGTAGTCGGAGAGCTTTGTCTTGCGAATACTGCCGCCATTTGCGTACTTCTTAACGTAGCCGCCTTTGTTTTGGTTTCTGACATGTTCTTCAGTAGCCGTATACCGTGGTGAAGTTCCGCCTCGTTGTTTACTTTCAAGTCTAGCATCTAATATAATTTTAATATCTTTGTTTCTCATTTTTGATATACCAGGAATAGGTGGTCCCAGTGAATTAATTTTCTCTATCATAGAAGTTTTATCTGCCATCACACTGTCTCCTGATCTATTACGATCTCTTTTGGTTTATCCTTGGAAGGTAACATAACAATGCCGTGCATAACATGCCCTTCCATCTCAACCTGTTGCTTTTTACCAAGGCCAACTCTGTCCAGTACGGCCTCTGCCGTCTTGAGGCGCATATCCATCTGGTTCAATGGTACTGTGCCGTCTGCATCCAAGCCTTCTATGATACGGTTGGCAGCCTTTACGGAACTGGTAGCCAGAAGACTTCTGGTGCGCTCTATGATCTCGTTGCGTAACGAGCGTGTCAGCCATGAACGTGACTGCTCCTTGTAGCCAGCAGATAACAACGCATTCTTGACGTGTCCTCCATTATGCAGGAGTTCGTCTAGAAAGAGTTGTTGTTTCTCTGTTAACTTTCGTTTCTGTTGAGGCTGAACGGTTAACGAGGTCATCTAGTTCTCTTCGTAGTTGTTCTGCTTTCAGTCTTGATGCTCGTTCCCATTTGTACTCTTTTTGTTGAAGGATTAAGGTGTTGTGTAACATTTGTTCTATTTTGTGCCACAGGCAGAAACGAACACTCCCTGTTCGCTTGCTGATTTCTTTGATTCTTCCGAATGATTTTGACGGATCAGATCAATTATATCCTCTTGAGATATCTTATTCTGTATGCTCATTATGGATATGTTGCAGTGTGTCGTCTTTAGAGCATCCGACATGTAATCAAGTCTGCAAGCAATCGGACGTTCTTCGTAGATACTACATTGATCGTCTTCTTGTAAATATTGGCAACGTACTATGTCCTTAGTGTCTGGATCGTATCGTTTGCAACACATCCCGCACTTGATACACTCCCAAGGATTGGGAATAACAAATTCTTTTTGTTCTTCTATAACGTTGCCTTAAAAGCAGTGTAGGCTAAAAGCAAGGGTCTTCTTCGGTAACCCAGGAAGGCGATTTACGAATAACGCACTTTTACACTTAACGAAGAAGCGATGGAATGCGCCTTTAGCCTACACGAATTATCAGATAATGTAGAAGTAAAGTTCCATCCCAGCTTAACAATGTGTTGTACTCGATTGAGTGTGAACTATTTTCTACAATTAAGATGTTCTCTATCTTCTATTATAGTGCTCAGGAGAGGTTTGTCAAGAATAAAATGAAAAATAATGCATTTTTTACTTGACAAGATCGTGACAGAGTGTATAATAGGAGGTACTCCTTGGGTCGGGTCTATATAGACTAAGAGATATTACATATAGATAACCAGAGACTACATACCATTGCAGGTAAATATACGGCAAACACTAACGACCTACGAAAAAGCGACTATGTTCGTAATTGTCCAACCCATTTCTGCAAGAGGTATCAAGGAGTTACAGCAAGGTGGAATAAGATGGTATGGGCGCATAAATAGCTAATTCCACCTTTGCCACGAAGCCCGACTTGATCGTCAGAAGGGACTATATACTATTGCAGGTAAATAGTTCAAAAATAATAAAAATAGGGCGGCTGTGTATATAAAGCTATAGCTAGGGAGTAGTGGCCCATCCCTACCCAATCTTGATTTTCCGCACTTCCCATCGTCGACGACGTTCCATAGTCTCTATAAGGCAAATTCTACCCTACTCTTACTAGCAGAGTGCTAATTGTTTATGGCGTCATACGTAGGGGGAAAGAAAATAAGGAACAACATTTTTTGTTCATCTCTGACTAGCTATTTTTAACGGTGTCGAGCGGGGCTAGGCGTGGCCATTTGGCAACCTGAACAACTCAACTATCCCACTGGTGCAATACGTTAGCTGATTATCTATGGTTATCCTGAATAAGGACAAAAAGAACCCCACCAACTCTTATATTAGTTGGCGGGGCCAAGTTTCAGGGAGGATAAACTAGGTAGCGATAGCGATCAGATAACTAAGAATAAGTATGCCAAATAGGATAATGGCAAACGTTAAGTCTGGTTTGTGTTGCTTTTCCATTGTTCGATCACCTCTTAATTAGACACGATAATAATGAAAGCTGAAATGCAAATTCCAGAGGCAATTATAATCCATTGACCTCTGGTCATGCCGCCACCTTCACATAAGCTTTAGTATCACGGTGCTTGAAGTAGTGATAGTTGTCGCAGGAATACCTGTACATAATATCACCATTATTTGCTGATTCTCTGCTGATGATGCCGTCCTCGACTGCCTTCTCGAATATGGCGCGACTGTTGGGTTCAAGCCGAAAACGTGGAAAGGGATCATTCGTCATGTTAATCCCCATACCAAAGATAGGATGTCATCTCATCGCGCCATTGGTCCTCATAAGCGCAGTCTGCTGCAGCGGCAGGTGATAAACCGTCATCAAAATAATCACGCCAGTTAGCGTCTGGCAGATCATGTAACCCGAGACCTACTTTGCCCAATACAACAGCATCACATTTTCGTAGCCAAGTTTGAAAAGTATCGGTCATGATGCCTTCCTTTCATCATTATTCTGGAAACCCCAGACGCAACGAGTACCATGCTCAGGATGTTCATAACGAACTTGTGCAACAGTCAATATCAACTTGGTTGGATAGTTGCCTTCGTCGTCAACTGGATCAACGCCCAGGTCGTCGCAAACATTCCCCCAAGTGTTGTGTTGAATCCAACTAGGAATGGT